CAGTTCCGCTTACTGGAATGTATACTATTAATGCTGGAATTGTATGGGATACTACAATCACAGCAGGTAACAACAGGCACGTTATGATCTATGTAAATGGAACAGCACTCACTCGCGATGGTGTCCCTGGCGGTATGACTGTGGACGCAACGCTTAGGAGCGTGCTTCGCGCATACCTAACCGCTGGTGATGTTATTGATATCAGAGCATACCAGTCGAGCGGTTCTAACATGACAATCGTATCGACTCGAACCCGACTAACAATCTCTTACGATGGGCCATAATGTTTAGAATAATTTATATTCCGTCACAGACGGTGCACAGCGAATACGCTTTGATCGAGGATGCTCAAAAGGTCCTCTCTGTAATCCAAACCCCAGACGAGCAATACGCAATACTAGAGGTTCCAAATGGCGACAATTAACTCAGCAGTATCAACTAACAACGTAGCTTGGGTTGGTTGGTCGCAGGTTGTATGTAACGTTGCGCTACCGACCCTCGACTCGGCATATAACGACCCATCTGGCAATGGCTATATTCAGCCATACCGAATGTCGCTAAACCTGAGTGGTAGAGGATCCAGCCAGACTGTTGCGCTTGGCGTATGGACTACTGGAAATTCCCTAATCGGAAAGACCGCTAACTTCACAGTATCGGCAGCTTCTTCGGCATCGAGCACAGGAAACAAGACGTTGACTACGCTTCCGCTAATCAAGCGCAATGGAACCGGGAACACTACCACTGTGCGAATGGGTTTCTGGGTGTCTGGAAATGGAACTGTCTACTACTCGGCTGATGAAACTGGTCAGACTGTTGACATCCTAGTTGATCAGGGATCATCGTCATCGATCACTACATTTGTGAACGATGCCACTCTGAAATCAAACGCCAGCCTCGTTGGAACATTCGACTACTACACTCTACCTAGCGTTCCAGCGTCGATTGCTGGGCAGGCTGGTCAAACTCAGGCTACAATCTCATGGACGGCCCCGGCCAACAATGGCGGAACCGCAATCACTAGCTATACCCTCCAGCGAGCAACCGACTCTGGGTTCACCGCAAACCTAGTGACTACAACCGGGATCACTGGAACTAGTGCTGTTGTTACTGGACTTACTAACGGAACTCCGTATTACTTCAGAGTAGCTGCTGTGAATGCTGTAGCAACCGCCGCCTCAACCACAAGTGCATACGCAACACTCGCTGGAACCATCACCCCTGGAGCTGGGGCCACTGCCCCAGGCCAGCCAACTGCCCTTACGATTGGCCAGCAGACACCACAGACGCCATATGGGTTATTGCTGTCATGGACTGCCCCATCGTCAAATGGTGGAAGTGCGATCACCGCTTACAGTGTTAAGTATAGTGTGAATGCCGATATGTCATCCGCTACAACGATCAATACAGGTAGCACCGGCGTGTCATACTCTGTGAACGGCCTAACCCCGAATAACGTTTACTACTTCCAGGTAGCCGCCGTCAACGCCATCGGAACCGGATTATATACAGCAATCACGCCTAGTGCAACGATCATTCCAGCTACCACGCAATATGGAGTTGTAAAGGTTTGGAACGCAGCCACATCCCAGTGGATCGTGATTGTGTGATAGAATAGCATTATGTCTTCTACCACCTCGAATTACAGCATTTACTTCCCTGTCGCAGGCGATAACGTTGCCCCATTGCACACAGCATTTGCCACTCTTGCAGGCAG